ATTGTCACGGAATGCCCTAAATGTGGAACGGTATGTGAAGACGATTCGGTGTCAGTTTCTTCGGAGCAGGTCTATGACCCAAAGGACAGAAAATGGACTGAAGTTAAGCGCACTATTCGAGCCACTATAGCAACCACCTACGTAAAACTTCACCCCGGCGCAAAATGTTTGTGTGGGCGTTCTGACGAGCACCTTCACCGAAAGTGTTTTATTTGTGGATTTTATTGGTCAACAGAAACCGTGTCAGGTTACTTTGACAGCAATGCTGCAAAAATTGACAGGGCTATAACGGAAGATGAGTAAAGCCCGTGCAAAAGGAACCAGTTTCGAGACTGCAATCGTACGTTTCCTTAATGAAAGTGGTTTTCCTGACGCTGAGCGTTGGGGCAGTAGCGATATGGCACTTGGTGACATTCGAAACACGCCGATGGTCCTTGAAGCAAAAAACCACAAAGCAATGGCCTTATCAGAGTGGTGCAAGCAAGCCGAAGTTTCCGGAAAAAAAGCCAACAAACTTTGGGCAGTAATACACAAGCGTGCTCGTACTGGCACAAACAAGTCTTACGTTACAATGGAACTTGAGCAATTTGTTGTTTTACTAAAAGCCTATGGTAAATCCTTGACAGAATAGACTTTCTGTGAGAACATATGTGTAGATTGGGCGTCCTTTAGGGGCGTCATTTTTTATACTTATTGGAGGATTTTTGTGGCAAGCAAGTTAAACCGACGTTCTCAGCAAAGGCTGAAGCGCATGGTCGATAGCCTTGAGAATATAAACAAGTTTGCCAATAGACTTAAAATAGAAGATTTAGAAGAATTGGTCCGCCGAGACGCAATAAGTGTTGACACCCTATCATCAGGTAGTTCCGGGGTTGCTATTGCTCGCAGTGGTGGAAACCCTAGTTCTTCTTCGGTGGAGCGAGCGGTAATTGCCAAGATGGAAGGCCGCAAGCCGGACGACCCAGTTCGCCGTGAAATAAAGAATATTGAACAAAAAATACTTCAATCTGAGGAAAATCTCAGACAAATCATGGAAAGTATTAACTTTCTTAAAGAAGGCGTTGAGAAAAAACGCAATCGCGTAACTAGCGAACCCTGTGAAATTTGTATGGTTTTACCAGCAACAAAGACTGCCATGTGTGGCACTTGTTACGCAGAATGGGTTGCTGAAGGTGCGCCGGACCGTTTCCGATGGAAGGCTTTTAAGAGAGAATTAACGTCATCTGATGGACGCCCTCTGGTCACAGAACAACCTGCTCCGAGGCACCCGCCTCGAAATGCTTGACAAACGTAAAAAGTAGTGTAATCTATGAGTAAGAATCGCCACAGTTGTTTGCCCAATGAGGAATGCAACTGTATACCTAGCGATGCAGAACTTTACCATCTCGGTTTTGAACCGTGGCAAGTATCTATTGTGAGAAAACTTCCGGTAGATTTGCAATGGGAAGCGCATGACGAATTCATCCGTAGGCTTATGTCTGACGATGACGTAGATTACCTAAAATTTTAAGGAATTCGTGATGAACTCAGAAGACGATTTCGAAGACGAAGCGCACGAACTATTTTCTAGCCTTGGCAATCTTGTCGGCGTAGGAGAAATAGAAGCGCGTAAAATCATGGGTGACGAACAGTATGAAAAGACTGTTGCACTCATGGAAGCAAGCAGTGAACTAGGCCTAAGAAAAGATGCTTCTCAAGTTAAATACTTTGAAGCACTTGCCGCAATGCAAACAAGTGTATCAATTTTTATTTTGTTAACTTCTGTTTTAAGCATTGCCTGGTCATTTTACTTTTGGTTTAAGTAATGTCAAACTTTGGTAAATTCATTTCAAATGCTGTTGTACCGGAGACGGTTGACGTATTTAAGATTTTGAATTACGAACCACATGACAGACAGAAGGTTTTTCACGCAGCATCCGCTGAACGTATTGATGCAATTCTTTACGGTGGTGCTGCTGGTGGCGGAAAGACCGCTGCGTTCTTGATGGACGCGCTCTACAACGCCGCCAACTACCCAGGTATGCGCATCGGTTGTTTCCGTCGCTCATATCCCGAGTTGGAAGAATCATTTCTATCTCAGTTAGCAAAATGGAATTACGGCCGCGACCTCGGCGCAAAGTGGAACAACACAAACAAAATGTTGAAGTTCCCTAACGGTTCCATTATTAACTTTACATATGCAGAAAACCTTGTTGACGCATCCCGTATTCTAGGTGGTGAGTATCAAGCATTCTACATTGATGAAGCCTCATTAATGGTGCCTCAGGTTATTCAGCACATTGAAGAGCGTCTTCGTTCGGGTAACAAACTTGTTCCCGTTATTGGACTGCGACTAGCGTCCAACCCTGGTGGCCCAGGCCACAAGTATCTTAAAGACCGTTTCATTAATCCCACTCAACGTGGTAAGAAAAGGCATCGCGAGGTAACTGAGGGTACAAACTACAGTCGCGAAGTCTGCTACATTCCGGCCAAAGCAACAGACAACCCTCACGTTAATGAAGGGTATGACGCTGTTCTTAACTCCATTCCAGACCCCCAGCGTCGAGCCGCAATGCGTGACGGTGACTGGGACGCAATGGTTGGCCAGTTCTTTGAACAATGGCAACATTCAAAACATGTTGTTCGTTCATTTGAAATTCCTAAGGAATGGCCTCGTTACGCTGGCATTGACTATGGTTATGCCGCACCATTTGCATGTGTGTGGATTGCTATTGACAATGATGAGCGTATTTGGGTTTACAGAGAGATTTGTGTTTCTGGAATTCAAGCAGACAATCAAGCAAAACTTATTCTTGATGCCGAGCACTCACATGGTGAGCGCGAAGTAATCCGAGTAGCCGACCCTTCAATGTGGGGCTCACGCGGAACACCAATGTCTATTGCTGACATTTATGGCATGGAGGGTTGTGGAATTACAAAAGCGGATAACGACCGAATTAACGGTTGGTCACGCGTTCATCAATTCCTTAACGACGGACCAGCCTGTGACATTCACAGAGCAGAAGGCATGAAACGATGCCCAATGCTTCATGTCTTTGAAGACAAGTGTCCTCAATTTATTGAAACAATCCCGGCTCTTCCTAGAAGCCAGGCAAAACCAGACGATGCGGAAACCCGTAACGTTGAAGACCACATTGCCGATGCATTGCGCTATGTTTGCATGGCGGCTGGAACGTACGCACGCCCAATTATCTACGACTCGGAGCCAACTTTTAAAACAGGTGTTCCTGACACAATGGTTATTGTCCAAGAAGAAGATGCGCCCGCACTCCAGCAACCAAACTTTGGTAGTATGTTTGTGGGAGACCTTGGGCTTAGTCCCTTTTAACGAAAGATAACCAATGGCTATTAATTCTTTTAGAAGGGGACTTGAAGAGGCTGGTGCGTTCAACGACGAAATCCTTGAAGCCCGCCCTAAGAGTGGCCCTAAGCGTGCCGGTTATGCAACCGGAGTACCTATTGGTGGTTCAACTGAAATGAACCCTGGTGAGAATGTCACCGCCGGTACACTTGACCGACCAACATTCATGCAACAATTGTTGCAAGCATATCTTGCATGTCCTTGGTCATCTGCTTCAATTGACACAATTGCTCGCACCGCAACTGCCGGTGGACTGGAAGTTGTTCACAGAGGTGGAATTAATTCACCAGAAACAACGCCAAAGACAACTCCTGAAGTTGACAAAATTCAATCACTTCTTGATTACGTAAATCCAAGCGACGATATTCGTCAACTTATGCGCAAAGTTATTACTGACCTTCTCATTTTTGGAGACGCATTCATTGAAGTAGTCTGGGCAATGGGAGAGCCAGTCGCTCTATACCCGCTTGACCCAACAACAATGGCTGTTCTTGCAGATGAACACGGTGTTCTTAGAGGATATTTCCAAAAAACACCAACAAATCGTGAGGCTCGTTTTAAGCCTAACGAAGTCATTCACATTAAGTTTGACGCACCTGGCGACACCCTTTACGGTGTAAGCCCAACGCAGAAGAACATTCTGCCTATTACTTCTTGGTTGTTTACCGCAGCACTCATCAAAGAAACGATGAAGCGCGGTGACCCACTGCGTGCTCACGTTGACTGGCCACTTGCACTTCCTGAATCGGAAATGAAGCGCCTACAACAACAGTACGCAATTCGAAACCTTGGCGCACGCAATATCGGTAACCTCTTTGAAACAAAGGGTGGTGCCATTGTGCATGAAATGGGAACAAACCAGATTAATAACTGGCTTAACACCCTTCAACAGCGCCGCGACGAAATCTTGTCTGGGTATGGTGTACCACCTTCAAAGGTTGGTGTCATCGAAGCCGGTAACCTTGGGGGAGGAACTGGCACCCAGCAAGACAAAACTTTCCGTGTTAACACGGTGGGACCAATTCAAGAACTTGTTCTTGAAAAAATGTCCTTTCATCTTATGTACCAAGCCTACGGTATTAAAGACTGGATTCTTAAGTTTGGTGTTGTTGACTGGCGAGACGACGAAGTTATTGAACTTATTCGTGACCAGCGCATCCGTAACGGTACATGGACAGTTAACCGTGCTCGTGCAGACATTGGAGAACCACCAATTCAAGGTGGAGATGACCCAATTCTTGTTGACCGTCAGAACATGGTTCTATGGTCAGACCTCAGTGACCTATCTAAGGCCAACCTTCAGGTTGTTCAGATGCAAGGTCAAACAATGAATGCCCCAGTTGCCCCAACCACTAACCCTGGTTCAAAGGTAAGCGGCACTACAACTAGGTCGCCAAAAGACAAGGCAACAAAAAAGTCCAGTGGACCTAAAAAGCCTGGTCAAGCACCAGTTCCGCTGACACCACCAGCCGCACCAAAGGGAACCGAATCTGTATCGGAGTCTTTAGAAGATGAGCAATAACGAACCAAACGCTTACAGCGAGGGTGGCATCATTGATGCAGATACCTTTCCTCAAGCAGACCAAACAAAGCCCATCTTTAAGTTTGTTTCATACAAAGGAATGACCGCTGCTAAAGCCGCAGCATTGGTGTCCAAAGAAGTCGGCTAATGGCCGAAAGTAAACGTTTTCTTGGTCAAGCAGCCGCTTATGCGATGCACGCCAAACACCCTTCTGGAATGCAAACTGCAGCGCAGTTGGCAGCAGAACGAGCAAACCTTGCAAAAGCAAGAATGGCTCGCGGGCAATTTAGGCATACAACAGCAGCAACGTTTCATTCTTTGCATAAATCAACGGTTAAATCTCGTGGAGACGCAGCACGTGCTCGTCTATACAGAATGACAGAAATAGCAAGTGTTAAGAACCACGTCAGAGGAAGTCGTTGGCTTGCTTATCACAAAAGAGCAACGATTAAAAAACCAAGTATTTCTGGCAAATTTAGAAAATTTAGGGGAAGCATATCCCCTGGTCGTTATGGCCAAAGAACTTCATGGGGAACTTCTACAAGGCCCCGACACACACAACGCTTAAGAATTCGTTCCAAGCGTTTTACACACGTCAAGCGCTGGAAGAACCACGGAAAGAGATTTACTCCGAGGTAAAAAGTCTTAAAACATTGACAAGTATGGTTTAATTGTTGTTAAGGTTCCAGTTCGTTTTATTTTATAAAAAAATAAAATTAAAACCGTAAAGCAAAGTAAACTATGACAGACAGTTTTTCACCACCACAACAAGTTAGGGCAAATGCTGCACGTTCACTAGAACTGCGCAGGAAGCACAATCGTGGCATGACCGCCGTAGGCGTTGCTCGTGCACGAGACCTTTCTAATGGTAAAAACATATCTGCCGACACCATTAAAAGAATGCACTCATATTTTGCTCGTCACGAAGTTGACAAAAAAGGCAAAGACTGGGCAAATCAATCAAACCCATCTGCAGGATATATTGCTTGGCTTGGTTGGGGCGGAGACGCTGGACGTTCTTGGGTTAATGGAATCATTAAAAAACTAGACGCTAAAGAATCTCAGGAGAACCCAACTATGGCTTCAACAAAGGCTGCCACTATTCGTGGAATATTTTTAAAGCCGGGCCTTTCAAAAAACCGTCGTCTTTACACACGCGGCAACATTGCAAAGGCAGTAGAACGCATGCAAGGCCAGATTCAATCTGGTGAAGGAATGCCATTAAACATGGCTACCAGCCACGCAGCGGCTTTCCAAGACGACGCAACCTCAACAGTTGGTCGCATTACAAACGTAAAACTACTTGCTGATGGTTCTGCTCAATTTGAAGCAGAAATTGCAAACACCGCTCACGGCCGTGATGTTGCAAACCTTGCTGCAGGAAAGTTTATTAAGGGCGTTTCTATTCGTGGAGAATGGCGTGGCAATCCAGAAACGGTTGTTCACACCGATGGTCAAGAAGCAACAACTGCTGACGACCTTGCTATTCACGGTATTGACTTCACCAACAGCCCAGGCGTTGAGGGTGCAGAAATTCAATACGCCTCTCTTGCAGAGTCACACAACAAACTTGCAATCTTTGAATCAGTTGAAACCGTAGAAGTTGTTTCACGTGATGAAGAAATGGTTGCCTACGAAGCCGCTGACGTAATTCGCGACGCCGTAGAAACAGCAGTAGAAGACGCTGTAAATTCAATCTTTGAAAAAGACGCATCTAAGCCTTACGGCAATGTAACGTACGCTGACCCTGGTTACCAAAAGGACAAGAAAAAGCGTTACCCAATTGACACTGCCGCACACGTTCGTGCTGCTTGGTCATACATTAATCAAGGTGACAATGCTAGTTTGTACACAACTGCTCAACTTTCTCGAGTTAAATCTCGCATTAAGTCAGCAGCAAAAAAGTTTGGTATTAACATTGTTAGCGAGCAGGAACAACTTGCTAATGACTTTCAAGAAATTTTAGAGGCCTATGCTTCTATTTCGCTTGTTAATGACTACGACACAATTAATGTTACTGGTCAAACAAATGACCCTCATAAACTAAGGATTGTTGCTAATCGTATTGCTTTTGGTGCTATTGCTGCTATGCACGCAATTGACCCAGATGACGATGGCGACATTTACTTATCTAAGCCTGACTGGTCACAGGTTGATGCAACTGGCGATGCTGGTGGCATGGGACCAGAGGATGAAGAAATGACAAACGACAACAACATGGAATGC